TCGTCCTGTTTATCCCCAAAAACGGCCGTAACAACCCAGCAAGGCCCTTGTTTGGGCCAACCTGCTCAGGGCTCTAACTAATGGCAACCAAAGCTAAACAGCCCGTAACTGGGGCGGTAAAGCCACGCTTGCACAACACCTTTTTGAAAGGCCCTAGCCGCGGTGATGAGGTTGCACAACTAGCTGAGGATATTGGCCTACCCCTGTTACCGTGGCAGCGCTTTGTTTTAAACGATATGTTGACGATTGATAAAAACAAACAGTTTGTAAGAAAATCAAACCTTGTGATTTGTGCGAGACAAAACGGCAAAACTCACCTGGCGCGTATGCGTATCCTGGCGGGGCTGTTTCTGTTTAATGAGCGTAACCACGTAGTAATAAGCTCGGCTAGATCAATGGCCCTGACCACTTTTAGAGAGGTGGCTAATGCTATTGAGGATAGCCCTGAGCTAAAAAAACAATTGAAAAGCATTAGGTATGCAAACGGTAATGAGGCCATAGTTTTAAAATCAGGCGCTCGCTTAGACGTACGCGCGGCCACGCGTGACTCATCCCGCGGTGCTACCGCCGATTTTCTTTTCATAGATGAGCTGCGTGAGGTGGATGAGGTTGCCTTTGCCGCAGCTATGCCGATTACCCGCGCGCGGCCTAACTCTCAAACTCTAATGGCTAGTAACGCAGGTGATGCGTGGAGCAATACCCTTAATTCCGTGCGTGAGCGCTGTTTGTCTAACCCGCCTGCATCAATGGGTTATTACGAATATAGCGCGCCTCAGTTTGCAGCTTTAGATGACCGCAAAGCTTGGGCGCAGGCAAACCCTGCTATGGGCGTACTTATTACTGAGGCAGCTTTACAAGAGGCCCTGACTATCCAAACAACCGAGCAATTTCGCACAGAAAGTTTGTCACAATGGATTGACAGCTTACAAAGCCCCTGGCCTCACGGCGCGGTTGAGGATGCCAGCGACATAAACCTCAAAATGAGCCCTGGGCCTTTAACGGTTTTTGCCTTTGATGTTAGCCCCTCTAGGCGTGATGCCAGTTTAGTTATGGGCCAGGTATTGCCTGACGGGCGCATAGGTCTAGCTGTGCTAGATACCTACAGCTCACAGGTAGCCGTTGATGAGCTTGCTATTGCAGCCTCAATTAAAAAATGGGCAGACCTGTATTATCCACGTGTTGTTTGTTATGACAAATACACAACCGCCAGTATTGCCCAAAGGCTACAAAATGCAGGTGTACAAACCCGCGATATATCAGGGCAAACCTTTTATACCGCTTGCTCGGATTTTCACGACAGCCTGGTAAATGACAGGTTGCGGCATAGCGGGCAAGATTTACTAATCCAGCAAATGGCCAACTGTGCAGCCAAAATTACAAGTGATGCCTGGCGAATTGTGCGCCGTAAGTCGGCTGGCCCTGTAGATATACCTATAGGCCTGGCTATGGTGATCCACGTACTAGCTCAACCCGTAGCTGAGGCCAAAGTGTACGTTTAGACACGCCGAAAGGTTTTTTAGCGTTTGTGGTTGACTTTTACGCCATTATTACGTTATGGGATTGTTGCAAACTTTTGGCATAGGTAAAAAAGATATAACCGCGCAACTAGCCCCTGCCATTATGTCGCAGGGTTATGGTGTTGGCGTTTATAGCTATGGTGGACTTTATGCAACAGGCAACGGCGCGCCTTTTATGGATCGCTTTGTAGCTTTGCAGGTACCCGCTGTTGCTAGATGCCGCAATTTAATTTCAGGTGTTATCTCTAGTATTGATTTAGAGCTATACAAAAAATCTACAGGCGTTAAATTAGAAAGCCCTCTATGGCTTGATCAACCTGATATGCGACAACCACGTAGCGTGACAATTGCATATACCGTTGACAGTTTGCTGTTTTATGGTGTTGCTTATTGGCGCGTTACATCATTATATGCTGATGACGGCCGCCCTAGTGGCTTTGAGTGGGTTGCTAATACTCGCGTAACAGTTACAACTGATGAGACAGGCGAAACTGTTCAGTACTACAGTATTAACGGTGTACGTGCGCCTATGTCAGGTATTGGCAGCCTTGTCACATTTCAAAGCCTATTGCCTGGCGTATTAGAAACTGGCGCTCGCACTATCCAGGCAGCAATTGACGTACAAAAGGCAGCAAGTGTTGCAGCTGCTACACCTATGCCAACAGGTTTTATTAAAAATAGCGGTGCTGATCTACCTGAGGCACAAATTAGCGGTTTGCTGGCTGCGTGGAAAGCTGCACGTGCATCACGCAGTACAGCATATTTAACTAGCACTTTGGATTACCAACAGGTTGGCTTTTCGCCTAAAGAAATGACCTATAACGAAAGTAGCCAGTACTTAGCTACTGAAATTAGCCGTTTAATGAACGTACCCGCTTATTACATCAGCGCTGATATGAATAACAGTATGACTTATCAAAATATTTTGGACGGGCGCAAAGAGTTTGTTGCTTATTCTTTGCAGCCTTTTATTAGTGCAATTGAAAACCGTTTATCTATGGATGACATTACAGCGCACGGTAACGTTGTGCGCTTTGCATTAGATGAAACCTTTTTACGAGCAGATACAGCTGCACGTTTGGATGCAATTGAAAAGATGCTCAATCTAGGTTTAATTGATTTACAACAAGCTCAAAGTATGGAACAGCTAAGCCCTAGTGGCCTAAATGAGGGGATCAATCCAAATGGAACCAATGATATTAACCTTTAGTGGAAACGTTGAGGCCGTAGATAGCGGCGAGCGCCGCACTATTGCAGGTAAAATTGCACCGTATGGCGAAATTGGCTACACCTCAGCTGGCAAGGTTGTTTTTGCTGAGGGCTCAATCGTTGCACCTGAACCTAGCCGCGTAAAGCTTTTAATGTCACACGACAACTCAAAACCTGTAGGACGTATGCAGAGCATTACATCAGCTAAAGACGGTTTATATGCCAGTTTTAAAGTAAGTGCCTCATCACGTGGTACAGATGCAATTTTGCTAGCCCAAGAGCAATTAATGGACGGCTTATCCGTTGGTGTTGAGGTCACAGCATCAAAGCCTGAAAAAGATTACCTCTTGGTCACCGCTGCCACCTTACGCGAGGTGTCACTCGTTGAGAGCGCCGCTTTTGCCAGCGCTGCGGTGCAAAAAATTGCCGCGCAAGCGGGCGAAATGCCAGTAGAGGCAGCATCAACTAGTACAAAAATTACGACAACTAACACCGTAATAAACACAACAACAACCGAAACCGAAACCGAAACCGAAACCGAAAGCGAGGCCGCTGTGACTACAGCCCCCGATCAATCCGCACCTGAGGCAACAGATGCCACAGAGCAGGCTGCACCTACAGTAGAGGCAGCTCGTAAAATCATCCTACCTAGCGCGCTTAATTCACAAAGAGTACGCACACCTATTGTAAATATGGGATCATACACAGAGCATAAAATCAAAGCAGCTTTGGGTAATGATGAGTCAAAGCTTTACGTAACCGCAGCTGATGACTCATTTTCAACTAACCCAGCATTTAACCCAACTCAATATTTGTCAGAGTTTCCAACAAATACACGTTTTGGTACACCTGCTATTGATGCGTGCAGCCGTGGGGTCTTGCCTGCAAGTGGTATGACAATTAACGTACCTTCTTTGGTTACATCAGCTGGCGGCGGTACAGGTGTAGCACCTGTTGTAACCGTAGAGGCTGAGGCTGGAGCTGTACAAAATACAGGTATGGAAACAGCTTATCTAACAGGCACCGTGTCTAAGTATTCAGGTATGAATACAATCAGCGTAGAACTATTAGAGCGTTCTGATCCTAATTTTTATGCAGAGCTAACTAATCAACTACAAAATGCTTACCTAAAGACTATTGACACAACTGTATTGGCTGCTCTTATTGCAGCTGGCCAGTACAGCTCAGGATGTGACGCAGACTCAGCAGGTATTATTGAGTTTGCCTCAGACTCAGCTCGTAAGGTTTATGAGGCAACAGGTTATTTTGCTAGTAACTATATTGCTAATGGATCACAATGGCAGCTATTAATGGGCGCAACGGATAATACTGGCCGTCCAATTTATTCAGCTAGCCAGCCAATGAACGCAGGCGGACTTGTGCAGCCTGGATCAATCCGCGGTAATGTATTAGGTCTTGATCTATATGTAGATAAGAACTTTACAGCTACTACTACTATTGATGACTCAGCTGTCGTATTGGCACCTGAGGCATTTACTGTTTATCAAAGCCCACAGGCTTATATGTCAGTTAACGTAGTAAGTAATTTGCAGGTACAGGTAGCGATTTATGGCTATATGGCAACAATTGCCAAAATGCCTAAGGGTATCGTTAAGTTTAACCTCAACTAAGAAAACCCACTAATAGTTTGGTAGGGCTCTTAGCCCTTTGAGCCCTACCAAACCTTTTAAAGTAAGGAGTACACAAATGCCAGCAACCTACGTAACGGCTGCAACACTTAAAGCCTCTTTGGGTGTTGGCACCCTGTATGACTCTTACACCTGGATTGAGGACACTTGCCAAGCTGCACAAGATTTAATTAATGGCTTTTTGTGGTTTGACACCGCCCCTGTTGTTGGTACAGCTTTGGTAAGTAACGTAGCTACGGTTATGGTTGCTAATCCAGGAATTTTTACAACTGGCGAAAGCGTAACAATAGCGGGTGCTGGATCAACTTTTAACGGTACTTACACAATTACAGGCACAATACCTTTTAGCACAGGCACATCTAATATTTTGCCAGCGTTTAATATGCAGCTTAACTATTGGCAATTTCCACAAGGCTATAGTTTCATCCAGTATGCAAAAACAGCTGCTGATCAAAACTTTAGGCGCGTATTGCCATACGGCACTATTACAGGTGATGATACAAAAACAGCAACTTATGCAAACACGCCTGCCATTAATGCAGCTGCTCTTATGCTTGCTGAAAATATTTGGACAGCACGCTTTAGCACACAAAACGGCGGTACAAGCGTAGACGGCTACAGCCCAAGCCCGTTTAAAATGTCAAATACACTTATGGCCTCTATCAGGGGGCTCTTAGCGCCGTACCTCTCACCCGCGGCTATGGTGGGATAATGGCTGCAATAACAACTTTACGTACAACAATTGCTACGGCTCTTACAAATGCAGGTGTATGGAGCGTTTTTGCTTACCCGCCCAGCAACGTATTGGCCAACAGCGTTTGCGTTGCACCCTCAGACCCATATATTGCGCCAGGCAATAACTCATACGCCACTATTGCACCTATGGCTAACTTTAAAATTATTATGACCGTGCCTATGTTTGACAACGAGGGCAATTTAAAAGGCATAGAGGACACAATAGTAGCTGTGTTTAAAAAATTAGCAGCAAGCTCTATTGTTTTTAATGTTACCGCCGTATCCGCACCTGCCGTACTGAGTGTTGCTAGCGGTGACCTTTTGACAGCTGATCTACAAATATCCGTACTAACGAGCTGGGAGTAATTAAATGTCATTATCAGATGAGGAAAAAGCATTTTTAATCAAAATTGGGCAAGGTTTGCCAAAAGAGATTAAAGAAACCCAACCTAAAGAAACAACAACACAGAAAGTAGAGGAATAGCCCTAATGGCAATTTTCTTATCAAACGGCGTAGTGGCTACTCTTAACAGCGTAGCTCTATCAGATCACGTAACTAGCGCAACAATTAACCGTAGCTTTGATGAGCTAGAGGTTACAGCTATGGGCGATAGCGCTCATAAGTTTGTTAAGGGCCTAGAGGCCAGCACTATCACTTTGGACTTTCTAAATGATGATGCAGCCTCAGGTGCGGGCGCTGTTCGCGCAACACTACAAGCTGCCTGGGGTACAACTGTGCCACTAACTCTAAAGCAAACAAGCGCCGCGGTTTCAACAACCAACCCGCTATACAGCACTACGGTTTTGGTTAACAACACAACCGACATTAACGGCACCGTTGCTGATGAAAGTACACAGAGCATTACATTTACTTGTAACTCACCAATCGTAATTACAACCGCACCATAACAAAATAGAAAAGGGGCTAACACAATGGCAAGACTTAAAATAACAAGGGCTAACGGCGATATTACAGAGCATCAGATAACGCCGCGTATTGAGTATGCCTTTGAGTTATATGCTAAAAAAGGTTTCCACAAAGCCTTTAGAGATGATGAAAAGCAAAGCGATATTTACTGGCTAGCCTGGGAGTGCATACGCACAAGCGGCGAAACAGTAGAACCTTTTGGGGCCGCATTTTTAGATACCTTAATACGCGTTGAGGTATTAGATGATGCCCCTTTGGAATAGTGGGGCGCGGTAATTTTGGTTACCTCATAGCGCAGCTAGCCGTTGAAACGGGTATCGCGCCCCAGTATTTACTAGACCTTGATGATGTAATGCTAAAGAATATGATCAGGGTTTTACACGACAGAGCTAAGGAGATGCAAAATGCCAGTAGAGCTAGAGGGGGCCGTACAACTACGCGTAGCTCTTAAACGTTTTGCACCTGAGCTAGCTAAAGAAACTCAAACTGAAATGGGTGCAGCTTTAAAGACAGTTACTCAGGTAGCACGTGGTTTTGTACCTAGTGACGGTCAGGTATTGTCAGGCTGGACTAAAAATATATCGGGTATTGAAAACCTGGCATATAGGCCTTTTCCAAAATTTAACTCAGTACAAGCTAAGGCAGGCATTACCTACAGCACAAGCCCCTCAAAGCCTAACAAAAATGGCTTTGTGGCTTTGGCGCGTATTCTTAATAAGTCAGCTGGCGGTGCTATCTATGAAACAGCTGGACGTAAAAACCCTCAGGGCCAACCTGTTTATAAGCGCGTGGGCCGTGTCTATCGTACAAGCGGTAGTGAGGATTACCCAACCGCAGATTTTCAGCTCAACTACTACCTACCGCCAGGCGGTGACCGTAAAGGCTATAACAACTCGCTCAACCCTGATGCGGGCAAACAGTTTATTGATAACCTCAACTCAACAGGCCAGCTAGTCAACGCTCGCCCTAAAGGTATGGTTGGCCGCCCGACAACAAAACAAACAGGCCGTTTGATCTATCGCGCCTGGGCTGAGGATAACGGCAGAGCTAACGCAGCTGTAATTAAAGCTATAGAAAAGTCATCAGCTATGTTTTATGAGCTAACGAAAAGAGCGGCATAATGGCAACTGATCTAGTAATCAATATAGCCAGCCAGTTTTTAGGCAAAAAGTCTTTTGCTGATGCTGACAAAGCCACTAAGAAACTTACAGGCAGCGTAAAAAATTTAGGCCGTACTTTAGGCGTAAGCCTTAGCGCCGCCGCTTTTGTTACTTTTGGTAAGTCAGCCGTTAACTCATTTACAGGCGCTCAAAAAGAAGCTGCTATGCTAGCCAATACTGTAAAAAATCTAGGGCTAGCCTTTGACCAACAAAATATAGACCAATACATAAACAAAATAGGCAAACTTTACGGGGTAACTGGGGGCCAAGCTACCCCAGCCTTGCAGGCTTTGTTAACAGCCACAGGCTCAACGGCTAAATCTATACAAATTTTTAATACGGCTTTAGATGTAGCGGCAGGCACGGGGGCTGATGTTACCCAAGTGGCTCAGGATTTATCTTTAGCATATTTAGGTAATACTAAAGCTCTTAAAAAATACAATACAGGGCTAACTACAGCTGAGTTAGCTGCTATGACCTTTAATGAATTGCAAACAAAGTTAAACAATAATTTTGCGGGTGCGGCAACGGCGGCGGCGGCTACATATACTGGCCAGTTAACAATACTAAGTGAGGCTGCAAACCAAGCTAAAGAAATTCTTGGCAAGAGCTTAGTAAACGCTATTGACTCTTTAGGCGGTAGTGACGGCATAGCCAACGTTGGAGATGATATTAATAACGCTGCGGCATCC